CGCTGTCGCAGAAGATGGAGCAATCGCCAGAAGCCTTCTTGAAGGCGACTGAGGCTATTCCTGCTCAAGAGAGGTTGATCCGTCAGGCAACTGGAAGGCCGAACCAGCAATTGTCTGATATGTTCAATCTTGGACAGATGAGCAAGATTTCAGGGCTTCGCAACGCCTCGCAGATTACTGGAGAAGTTCAGGAACTACAGAAGCTGGCAAAGGCCAATCTTGGTGATGAACGGGCGTTCCAGTTACCAAACCTGCTTAACGTGTGGGTTGCTGTCGCTAACAAACTTGCGCGAGAAACCGCAAAATCAACGGTTGATGACGTGACAAGAGAAGCCGCTAAAGTATTGGCTGATCCGACTTTGTTACGAGAATTGCTTGCGAAAGATGCGGCAAGACGTGCGGCTATTGCAAGGCCAATGTCTACAGCTAGGATGGCCCCGATTGTTGGTGGAGCAAGTAACATTCAAGGAATGATGTCAGGAGCAAACCAATAATGGCAACGTATTTGGAATGTGTAAACGAAGTCCTCTCCCGCCTCCGCGAATCCAGCGTAGCCAGCGTCACGACCAGTGCCTATTCAACGCTGATTGGCCGCTATGTCAACGATGCCAAGCGTCAAGTCGAAGATGCATGGGACTGGACAGTTCTCGCCACAACGATCACGATTCCAACGGTAGCCGCACAGTCGACCTACACCGTTACAGGATCGGGCATCCGGCAGCGCGGAATCGCCGTCAATGACGCGACCAATAGGACGCGCCTGAGCAACGTGCCGATTCAGTGGATTGTCGATCAGCAGCAACTATCCACAGTCACGACAGGCATCCCCTGCTACTACGCATGGAGCGGCACGGACGGCACGGACAGCAATGTGGAACTCTACCCGACTCCGGCTGGCATCTACTCTCTGAAATTCAACCTGACTGTCCCACAGGCAATACTGTCGGCAGACGCCACAGTTATCACCGTACCCTCTGAGCCGGTCATAGCTGGCGCATACGCCCGCGCATTGGTGGAGCGAGGCGAAGATGGCGGGCTGTCGAGCGGAGAGGCATACGGGCTGTATAAGTCGATTCTGAGCGACTATATCTCGTTGGAGAAGGAACGATTCATGGAATTCGACTGTTTCGAGGCTACCTAAGTGGCTGATAACATCACGCCCTTCTCGATTTCAGCGCCAGGCTTCAACGGCCTGAACCTGTCGGATTCGCCTGTCGATCTTCCGGCAAGCTTTGCGCTGGAGGCGATCAACTGCGTAATCGACAAGTCTGGCCGGATTGCATCACGAAAGGGATGGACGCGGGCGAGTACGGCGAACACGGACTTGTCTACAAGCAACATCACCTGCATCGGGGAACTGATCCAAAACGACGGTACAGCTACGACGCTATGCGCTGGTGGCGGGTTCCTGTTCAAGTTGGGCGGAACTACGCTGACTACGCTTACTTACGGCGGTGGCGGTGTAGCGCCGACGATCAGCGCGAACAACTGGAAATTCTGCCAACTAAACGGTGTTGCGATGTTCTGGCAGCGCGGATATGACCCATTGATCTACGATCCAGCCGTGTCAGCAACCACATTTCGGCGTTTGAACGAGAAGTCTGGAACCGCTGGAACCGTGTATCAGTGCAACGAGGCGATCAGTGCCTATGGCCGAGTATGGGCGGCAGATATTTCGACCGACAAACAGACGGTGGTGTTCAGTGACTTGCTGGCCCCGCACATCTGGACGGGCGGAACCGCAGGCTCACTGAACGTCGGTCAGGTATGGCCGTCCGGTGGCGACGAGATTGTTGCTCTCGCGGCGCACAACAACTTCCTGTTCATCATGGGAAGGTTCCAAATACTGATTTACTCAGGCGCGGATACGCCTTCAACGATGAAGCTGCAAGATTCGATTGTGGGCGTCGGGTGCATCGCTAGAGACTCGGTACAGAATGCCGGAGATGATGTCGTATTCCTGTCGGATAGCGGCGTTCGCTCGTTGCTCAGAACCATCCAAGAGAAATCCGCTCCGATTCGCAAGCTCAGTCAGAACGTGCAGGTCGACCTTATGGGCGCGGTTGATCTGGAGAATACCGAAAACATCAAAGCTGTGTATAGCGCGGCAAACAATTTCTACCTGATAACGCTTCCGGCGACGGCGAATACCTACTGTTTCGATATGCGGTCGGTTCTTGAGAATGGCGCAGCGAGAACCTCAACGTGGACGTTGGTTGCAAAGTCGTTCTACGAGACAAAGGATCGCGTTCTGTATATGGGAAATGCCGGGTATCTTGGCGACCATACCGGATATTACGATGATGCTGCTGTGTATCGGATGTCGTACTACACCACATGGATTGACTTCGGTAATCCTATCCAGACTTCGATTCTGAAAAAGGTGTTGGTAACGCTCATTGGACTGTCAAATCAGACCGTAGTATTCAAGTGGGGCTATGACTACAATAGCGCACAGTATTCGCAGACTTCGACGCTTTCCGGCTTATCGACTCAGGCCGAGTATGGAACTGCTGAATACGGGTTATCAGAATACTCTGGAAACGTTGCAATCAACGTGATGTCGGTTCAGGGTAGCAGTTCAGGGCGCGTGTTGCAGTTTGGATTAGAAGCACAAGTAGGTGGGTATCAGATTGCAATTCAGCGGATTGACTTATTTACGAAGGACGGGGCTTACTTCGCATAAAAAGGATGTAACCTTTTCTTCGCGTCCAAGTATGCTTGATGTGCTTTTTCTGGAGAATCAAAGCTGCCTAAATGAGAAATAACGCCATGATGACAAATACGAGAAAACCAGTATTTACCTTTAACGCAGGAAACACCTGCGAGCTTGGCTTTGTTATCTCTATGGTGCGTCTTCGTGTTCTGCATATTTTCTGCCCTAGTCGCCTCCCTGAGATTGGACAACCTGTTGTCTGTTCTAACCCCATTGATATGGTCAATATCATTAGCGGGGAGATGCCCATGAACAAAATACCACGCAAGTCGATGCGCTCTATGGGCTACTCCATTCCCAACGGAGATGACCACATACCCAGAGTCGTTTATCCAGCCAAGCTTTTTGCCAAATCTCCTATTAGATTTGCTGATGAACTCACCAGATTCGGTGTCATAAGTAGCATGAAGCGATCCTATCGTTCCATAAAAAATCATATATCCTCCTGTTGTGGATATGGAATTGTACCACATTTTTACAAAAGGATAGCAGACTATGAGTGACTACATCAAAATCACGGACTACGCAGCAAAGGATGCGCTACTTACAGGCAATCCGGCAAAGCTAGTTAAGGGTACTGAGATTGGGGCTGATTTTGATGCTGTCGCCGTTGCGGTTGCTACCAAGCATGATGCGACAGATATTGGCGTAACCGTCCAGGCTTACGACGCCGACCTGACGACATGGGCTGGCATAACGCCGGGAACCGGAATCGCTACGGCACTCGCTGTGAATGTAGGGACTGCCGGTGCGCCTGTAATCAACGGCGGTGCGCTTGGTACGCCGTCCTCTGGCACCCTGACGAACTGCACCGGCACACCGGCAAGTTTGGGTCTGGCAAACGCGACCGGCCTCCCTGCTGCCGGCGTGACGGGAACGGCGCTGACTCTGGCAGGCGGCAACCTAACCGGCGGCATCAACTCTGCCCGTGGCAACATCACGCAACACGCGACTACGATGGACTTTTTCGCTACCACGTCGCCGGATATTCTCGACGGGACTGGATCAGCAGTAACGATTACCGCTTGCACGAATGCACCTCAAGCAGGGGCCGTTCGGAAGTTTTACCCGATTGCCGCCACGGTGCTGACTCACGGCGCTACGTTCGACATTGCCGGGAACGCGAACCTGACTGCTGCTGCTGGCGATTGCTGGATCATCGAAGCCAAGACGACGTCGACGTATCGCGTGTCTGCGGTGAAGGAGGATGGGACGGCGGTGGTAGCGTCGTCCGGAATGCCAACTGGAACAATTATCGACTTCGGCGGAAGCGCAGCACCATCGGGATACTTGGCATGTGACGGGGCGGCAGTATCTCGCACGACCTACGCAGCACTATTCACAGCTATCTCTACCTTGTGGGGTGTTGGTGACGGTTCGACTACATTCAACGTGCCGAACTTCGCTGCTGGTGACGCTGCCGTGCAAACAGCGGGGACTGTGGGGGCAAGTACCGATGGACAAATGCCTTCGCACACACACGCGTTTGCGGCTATCACCCCACCAGCCAACACAACAAGATTAGGGACGGCGATGGATGCTGACTCGAACACTGGATACCAAAACACACAATCAGCAGGTTCAGGGACGCGCAACTTCGCTGCAGGTAAGCGAGTCCTGAAGTGCATCAAGACATGAAAGTCCACCAGATCACTACCTGCGATGAAGGTCTTACTAATCCGAAGCGTTCATCCTTCGGGATCACCCTCGCATTACGTTGGGGCGATGTACTGCACCCGCTCGGCAGCGAGGGCAACTGGTTCAAGGAGCCGTACTTCACTCGCATCTTGAGATTCTATTCCTACATTCCGCTGCCGTTCATCGCGTGGAATCTGTGGGGCTGGCGCGGGTATCTAGGTGCCAAAGTGTATGGGGCAGATAGCGATGCATACAAAAATTGGATGCCAGCAGAGGATGTATATGAAGGAAGTCAGGCAATTCAGTTCAGCGGCAGACTCAGTATTTCCGATTAATCGCAATAACGCATCTGCCTCATAGAAGGCGGGAAGGAACGAATCATGGTTGATCCATTAAGCAAGCAGGAATCAAAGGACGCGGTAAAAGAAGCATTACATGAGTGGCTGGATGAAAAGTATTCAACCTTCGGGAAATGGTCGCTTCATTCGTTTATGGCGTTGCTAGTTGCTGCTGCGTGTTATTTTGTCCTTGCCGCTAATGGATGGCACAAATGATCCTCGAACTTATCCGCGACGACGATCCTGCCCAAAAGCACAACTATGGGAAGTTTTTTGTCGACAAACTGTTCTTTGGCGAAACGCTTGAGGACAAGGATCGTTACCTAGAAGCAGGCGGGGAGAAAATCTATGGTGAATCGGCTATACCTCGCGGGCGGTACAGAGTCACACTCTCCATGTCCCGTAGATTCGGGCGAAACATGCCAGAAATCCATGACGTTCCAGGCTTCACTGGCGTTCGCATTCACGGCGGGAACACTGAGCATGACACTCTTGGGTGTCCTCTTCTGGGCCAGACTCGTACTGCCACAGGGATCGCCAACTGCAAGGGAGTGAATGACAGACTGTACGTCACCTTGCTTGCCGCTGAACAACGCTGCGAAGAAGTATGGCTGGAAGTTTCGTGATATTGCAGGACATTTTGGAGTGGGAGCGGAAACTGGCGATAAGACGCTCGACAGTGCTATTTGTGACCCTCTGGATGACCTACAGAGCCTTTGAATGGGCGGCGGGATACGCGAACTCCACAAGCCTTACCAGTGGGCTTGAAGCTGCTGCAATCATTGCCGCCGTGACCGCTCCAATAACATATCTACAGACAGCAGTTTTCAAGGCGTACATTTCCGCGAAGGATGAAAGATGACTTTCTTGCTTGCAAACTGGAGGTGGGTTCTGATCGGCCTGCTGATCGCATCAACCGGCCTGTTCTATAAACTCTGGCGGGAGGATGTTCGTGCTTTCAATGCCTACAAGATTGAAGTTGCTGCGCTAGGTAAAGCGGCTGAGATGGAGAAGAAGTGGATCGAAACTGAACACGCGAAAGTTACCAAGGAGATCAAAGATGCTATTCCCAAAAAGATTGCTACTGCTCGTTCCAATGCTGTTGCTAACTACCTTGCCAGCCTGCCAGACAACTCCGGTAGCTGTAGAGTGTCCCGTGTTGCCAACAGTGCCAGCGGAGCTAATGGTTCCGGCGAAGAATCAATTCCTGCTAGTGGAGCCTTCATCCAAGACTGCGCCCAAGACGCCGCAACAGTAGGGTTGTGGCAATCCTGGGCGAGGGGAGTGGGCTTTCCGGTTAAGTAAGGCTCCGTATTGCCTCAGCGCAACCCTCAAGATTTTGTTTTACACAGACCTTCGCACACCGCTCCCTCTCCTGCTTGAGTCGTTCATCAAGCGCGGTTGAGTCGATGGGGAGGGCGAATGAAGCATCCGCGCATTCGCGTATTGCAGCCAACGCCTCCCGCAGCTTTGCTTCTCTGGCTTTGGATTTGATGAGGTCGCTTTGCCTTGCTGGAATCTCATTGATGTAGCTTAGTGCCTCATCCCGTTCCTTCGTCATGGCGGCGAGTTGCTCCCGTAATTCAGCTTCCACGCGCAGCATCCTTCCGCAACTCGGCGTTCTCAGCTTCCAGTTCAGCGATGCGCCAGTTTACTGCGAATTGAAAATCGCTAGGTGTCATGTAGTTCATCACTTCTCTCCTTGCGCGGCGGCGATCATGTTCATGTAGCACCCTCTAACTGTGTGATCTTTCGGGTTAGCAGAACTCATTGATATGTTCCCGTGCCTAATCATCTCCTCAGTCGGTTCCTTCGGCACCAGCACCATGCCTTCCGGGATGGATGCGGGGTGGAGGTAAAGCAGAGTTCCGTTCGGTCAAGGCGCCATGTTCCCGCGCTTTGTTTTCAGCCAACCGAAGCCAACCTCAAACACCGGCTCCGCATCCTTCATCCACTCCGCTTCAAGTCGAGCGGCGAAGTTTTGTAGTTCGTCATCGTTGCCCATGAATGTCTTAGTAGGTAGCACATTATTTCTGCGATCTACAAAACACTGATCCGCTATCAGCCGTACGTCATCTTTGTTCATCTCACCGCTCCTATCTTCCAAAGCTCCATCCAGACCTTGTCGGCCTCGCGTACATGGTTGTCCATCGAAGCCTCGTCGCCCATGTTGCCGGCGAGGTACGCGAGGGTCATCTCGAATCCGTATCGCAGGTTGAGCAGGAAGGTGTTCATTTCTTTTCCTCCTTCACCGCCAGATATTTCCAGTACGCACGACCCTGTGTACCCATGATGTAGGTGCATGTATCTGCCGTGCTACTCACTGGCTGCATCCCTAATACCTTGGCACAGACCTTGGGGGCTTGGGTCGCTCGTTCCTCACCCATCCACAGTCCCGCCACGAAACAGGCAACCGACCAGCAGGCAAAGAACACTATCAGATCGGCGTGAAACGGCTTTCTCGTTGGCTTCATTGATCCTCCCGATTTGTCGCACGATGTATTCACGATCCCTCTGCGCCACTGAGTCTAGGATGATGGCTTCGATGCTTTCAGCGGAACAGAGTTCGCCCTGTCGCGGATAGCCATCTGGTTGTGCCTCTCGCAGTACGCATTGCCGCCGCAGGAATGCGTTGCTATCCTGGCGCATCGTTTCTTGTTCTGTCCGATTGCGGTACATTGTGTTTTATCCTCCTCGTAGCTGCGGTTCATAGTTGCTGCACCTTTTCAATGGCGTCCTTGCACCCGTAGGCATAGATGTGATGCCATCCGATGTTGCGAAGGTAGATTTCCCATTCGCGTTGATCGTCGCTGATTGTTGAACCTTTGACGCGCTTCATTTCGATGCCTAGTTTCCAGTCAAGCACTAGCAAATCCGGTACTCCTGCCGTGAGTCCTTCCGCAACTAAATACGCTGCGAGTTTGTAATCCCGCATGGCGGCATTCGGTACGGCGAAGATGCGAACCTTCGGATATTGCATCCTGAACCACTTGACGAAGTTCTTTTGCTCCTCGTGTTCCAGCGGGTACTCCGGTGACTTGCTCGGAGCGCGTGTTTTAGCCTCTTTGAGAGGCGTATCGAATCCTGCGGGTGCTGGCTTACCGGCGAGCATACAAAGGCCGCGTAGCGCCTGCTCGTTGGCTCTGATGGTTTCGTTTAGGGTGGGCTTCTTAGGTCGCATCATCAATCTCCGCAAAAGCAGGGGATGGTTTCTTCGTCAGGATCGAACAGGTTTCGCTGTTGCTCCGAGAACTTTAGCATCTGAGCATAAGAAGGGCGGTCGGAACGGAATACAGCTCCGCTCGGCTTCGACGCCAACGCCAACGCCTCCATCCTAGCCCACCATATTGCGCGTGTAGGCTGTTCTGCGATTAGACTTAGCACCTGATGACCTCCCTTCAGGAAGCACAGGTCGCAGTTGCCGTGCATCGTCACTCCGTTGTTGTTAGGTAGCCCCAAATCAAAAGATTGATTGCGCCAGAAGTCTCCGACGATTTCTTTGGTGACTCCTGCGGTGACGAGTGGCGCACATTTTGTTTCGTGCTTCCCGTAATCCTGTTGCCCTATCTTCGCGGCCCTGCGTTGCTCATCTGCTCGGATGCCTAGCATGGATTCCCACTCAGTCCATCCGTTTGCTTTAAGGAATCGGTGGATGGTTCTAACCTTCAATTCAACGGTGCAGAATCTTGCGACTGGATTAGGTAGGAATCCGCGCTTCCTAATCAACGCTTCAAACGGTTCGCCATCCCTAGACGCAGATTTGAAATCCACAATCGCATACTTCGTTTCATCGTCGCGGAACTCAACCCATGTTATCGGTACGTTCCAGTTGTCGGAACACGCCTGCACGAACTCAAGCGTTTCCTCGCACTCCTTTCCGGTGTTCGCAAAGCACACGATAGCCTCTGGCGGCAATCCTCCGTTCGACTGTAATACGCGCCACAGCATGTATGCCGATGTGCGCCCTCCGCTGAAGGATATGCAGGTCGGTGAATCAATCTTGAATGGATCACTCATCACCACCCCCTCGTCCTCAAATCCCCCTCAACCTGCCTTTTGCTCCAATTCGGAACAGTGCGTCCGGTAGGCTTCGGCTTGCCAACAAACTCCAACGGCCCAGACAGGCACCGCCCATCAACGTACAGGCTTCCCGTCGTGGTATCCGCCCATGCGTCAAGGTGGCCCTCGTCGCGGTACAGCAGCACTTCGCACACAAACCGCGTGTGGTGCATCTTCGGGCCTCGGACGTCGACCGCGTATTCCTTTGCCGCTGTCAGATCGTCCAGTTGCTTGCTTACTAGCAGCGGAGTGCCGGCGTCGTCGGCGTCGTGCCACTTGCGGAAGGTGGGTGTCATTTGATTGCGTCCATAGCCGCACGATAAGCCGGATTCTTGACAGGAACCTTACAAAACATATCGCACACTCGCGCATATTCCGCAGCCAACTCTACGAGTACCCGTAGCGTGTCGCATTGAGCATTGTTGAGCCGCACTATCTCGGCTTGCTGGTCGGCGGCGAGTTTGGCTAGGGTCGGTTGCGCCCATGTGGCGAAGTCAGCCATGTAAATTAGTCTCCGCGTAAAGTTCTTCAGCAAACCGCCGAACCATTGCCAGATTCGTTCGCAAGTCGATCAGTTCGATCGACTGATCCCGATACACCTCGATGTGCCGAGAGTTCGAGGCGCGAAGTTCCGCGTTCTCGATCTCAAGGCGGGTGAAGGCTAGTTGCTCTTTTCGGTTCATCAGAACGCTTCGTCATCATCAACAACGTAAGCATTCGCCTTCGCCGCTGAATGCTCTGTAACGGGGGATGCTTCCTGCTGCGATGCCTCCGACTTGCCAAGCAGCGTCAGGTCATTCACGCGCACATCAAGCGATGCACCCTGGCCGCCATCCTTCTTCTCGTACATGCGCAGGGTAGCCTCCCCGCTGATGCCGACCAACTGCCCCTTGTTGAGATACGGCAACACGGACTCGCCGCGCTTGCCCCACATCTGACAGTTCGCCCAGGTTGTCACAGCCTTGTCGCCAAAGCCCGACTTAACGGCTACGGAGAACGATACGAGGCTATTGTCGCCAACAAACTTTTG